CAGTTCAGGGTTCTCAGTTTGTCAACGCACAATGGTCGGACTACAGCGGTTCGTTTGCACAGCCTAGCGTCATGCAGGGTGCTTACAACGCTGAATTCAACCTCAAGTTGATGATCGCTCCAGTTCCCTTCCTCGGTATGGAAGGTGCTGTACAGCAAGACTATGCTGTGATTCCTTTGATTGAGGCTCGCATGAACGATGCGACCAACGTCATGATGGATGCCATGGCAACAGCGCTGTACACCAATACCAGCAATGCGCAACAGTTTACGGGCTTGCCCATTGCTGTTGATTCGGCTGGTACTTATGGTGGCTTGTCTCGTTCGACCTACTCATGGTGGGCATCGAAAGAGTACGCTGCTGGTTCGGTTAACCCAACCCGTCAAAACATCCTCCAGTACATTTCTGGAACGGTGAAGAATGGCGCAGAGGTTCCGACCTTTGGTGTTTGCGGCTTTGGTACTTGGACGTTGTTGGCACAAGATTTTGTAGGCCAAGAAACCTACATGATCACGCCTGGTAGCAACTTTGCAAGCGGCGAAGAAGGCCCAACTTCTGGTTTCCGCGCATTAATGGTTGCCGGTGTGCCGATTTATCCTGATCCGTATTGTACGGAAGGTGAGTTGTATCTGCTGAATACAAACTATCTCAGCATGTACATTCACGATCAGGCCGAATTTGCCTTTACGGGCTTTGAGTCCACCCTGCCAAACTGGCAGATTGGTTATGTTGGCGCTGTGTTGACCATTGCAGAAATGGTGAGCACCAAGCCCAAGAGCATGACCAAGGTGACTGGCCTCAACTCCCTCACGCTGTAAGGAGTCGATCATGGCATTGGCACTAACGAAACTCATCCTTGCCTCTAGCTCGGTTAACGCCGACACCGCAGGTGCTTATCTTGACGCAGTAACCGTTACGGCGGCTGCAAGTACCACGACGCTTGTTCCGGTCGGCATGTACTTGTTGATTCCCACCGCTAACGTAAGCGTTCAGGTATACAACGGTTCTTCTTGGGTGACGCTGATCGCTGCTAACACCGGCGGTTCGTTGTTCTCGGATGGTATTAACGTCCGGTTCAACAACAGCAGCACTGAGGCGACCGTGACCCTGATGACCGTCAATGGTGGTCAGGCAGCAACTGGCACTTACAACACCTAAGCGAGGTAAAGCATGGATGCCAACAAAGTCGGTAATCTGTTACCGCAGCAGTTCGGAGGTATCCTGCTTGGGAAGCTGATCAGTGCGAATATGAATAGCACGGATGATCAGCGCATTGTGATGTTCAGCAATCCGTCTAAGTTCATTCTTCGTCGGATTGTTGTAACGAATGCTTCCATCTCATTGACCACTGCGGCAGGCGGCGTTTATACCGCTGCCTCCAAAGGTGGTACAGCGGTGGTTGCTTCTTCCCAAGCATATTCTTCGCTTTCCGCTTCGACGTTGTTTCTTGACCTAACGCTTAGTACGTCTGGCAGTGCAAGCACAACGGTTAAAAGTAGTATTCCCAACTTATACTTGTCGCTTACTACGGCACAAGGTGCAGCAGCAACGGCAGATGTTTATGTCTACGGGGATATTTTAGAAGCATGATCTTTGTTACTAACAAAGGCAGCGATACGCTGGTCGGCAAATACGTCGATCAGCGTATTGAATTTCCGCCTAACAAAAGTGTTCCAGTGGAACCTGTTGTTGCCCGTCATATTTTTGGCTACGGCGATGACAACAAAATTCCTTACTTGGTGCGTCTTGGCTGGATGAAAATGAATACAGACTATGAGAAAGCCATGGGCAAGCTCAAAGAGTTTGTATTCACAGACGCGCCAATCAAATCCGACCACTTGTCAGCCCTCGTGGTGGATCGAGTAGCCGCGCCCCCTCTTCGCGGTCGGGGTGCGGCCAAAGTCCAACCTCCTGCTAATGAGGCGTAAATGGCAACCTATTCGGGCTATATCGCAGAGGTTAGAAGACTCCTGCATGATGCGGCTGGTAATTTCTGGTCTGACACGGAACTTACTGACTACATCAATGGTGCGAGGCACCGAGTAGTCCGAGATACAGGTTGCTTGCGAGCAATTCTTACAGGTAACACCACCACCTCGGTTGAAACCTTTCAAATCACATCATTAACGCTGCCAACCTATGCCGAGCAGATTCTTGATGTTTTAAACGTCAATTTGTACTGGGGAAACACGCGAATCCCCTTGCGTTACATGTCATGGACGCAATTCAACGCTGAGTTGCGGTTTTGGCAGAACTACACGGGCAGGCCCATTGCTTTTACGCGCTATGCGCAAAGTACGATCTATTTAGGGCCAGTTCCTGACCAGGTTTACGTCATGGAGTTCGATACCATCGTTTTGCCGGTGCCGTTGACTTCTGACTCACAGACTGAACCCATCTTAGAACCTTATACGTCGCCTGTAGCGTTTTATGCTGCATACAAGGCTAAATACAAAGAACAGTCTTACGGTGAAGCTGAAATCTTTAACGCTGAGTACAAGAAACAACTCTTGGCTGCGATTAATTCTAGCTTTACCCGTCGCTTGCCCACACCCTACTCTGTACCGTACTGATCATGGCCGCTGTTGAGCAAAAGAAGTCCTATCACGTTACCAAGGATTTCAAAGGGCTTAACACCAAGGCCAATCGCACGGCTATTCAGGAGAATGAATTTGCCTGGATAGAGAATGTGATGCCTATCGGGTACTCAAACCTGAAGGTCATACCCAAAGAAAAGCGCGTTACTTACAGCAGTACGAATTTCAGTTGGGGCGGCACGGTGCATTACATGGCACCAGCTAATATCAATGGCGTCGCCTACATGTTTGCGTTCTTCACCAATGGAGGTGCGCAGTATGTCAGCTTGGAAACCCCTACCGCACCGATCACCCTGGCTAGTTCAGGCACGTTCAGCGGAACCCGTACTCAGATCAGTCAATGGAAGAATGAGCGAGTCCTCATCATTGACACAACTTATGGATACGCTACGTTCGACGGGACGAATCTCGTTCGGGTCGGTTCGGTCGGTACAGTCACAATCACGGCAGCAGGTTCTGGATACACATCAGCGCCCATCGTAACTTTTTCCGTACCCAATCAAACGGGTGGCATTCAAGCAACGGCAACAGCTACAGTCACATCTAATGCAGTAACTGCCATCACAATTGGCGAACATGGAACTGGTTACACATCCGCGCCAACAATTTATATTGGAACTTCTGGCGCTACTGCGTGGGTTGCGAGCACAGCATTTCAAACGGGTCGATTGCTTTCTTCTAGCGGTAACTATTACTACGTCACAGTTGGCGGTACAACGTCCAGTTCTGCCCCGGTTCATACAAGTGGTTCTGCTACTAATGGCACTTGTACGTTGTTATATGTTGCCGACCCAAATGGCGCTGGTAGCAGTGCGACGGCAACGGCAGAGGCAATCAACCAACCTGGCACTTGCATACAGTCTTTTTCTGGCCGCGTATGGATTGCTGATGGAAGAACCATTTACTACACGGCAGCAGATAGTTACAACGACTTCACAAGTATCTCTGCTGGCAACATTACGCTAGTTGATGGCACGTTATATGGCGACATTACGCAGATCGTAGCAGCCAACAACTTCCTGTACATCTTTGGTGAATCGTCGATCAACGTCTTTTCGGATGTTCGCGTCAATACGCTCGGTGAAACGCTCTTTACTAACACCAATATCAGCGCATCAATTGGGACTGAGCTTTTTCTTGGCATATTCCCATACTTTCGTAGCATACTTTTCATCAACAGATATGGCGTTTATGCGCTTGTTGGTGCAACGACGACCAAGATTAGCGATGCACTTGATGGCATCTTCCCTAACATTGATTTCAACTCAACAATTACGGGTTGTCAGACACTGATTTACAACATTTTGGTGTCTGCATGGAACGTCAGATACAACGACAACGGCACTTACCGGCGTGTGCAACTGGTTTTCTTTGATCGCAAGTGGTTTATTAGCTATCAAGGCAACCTAACGCACATCAATTCGTCGCCAGTCAATGGTTTGATTAACTCCTATGGCGTTGAATCAGGCGGTGCGTTCTTCAGAATGTATGAAGATCAGACTGCCAATATTGCGACAGAAGTGATTACGGCGTTATGGGACTTAAAAGACCCCATTCGTGACAAGCAAGCGCTTAAATTAGGTGTCGAAGCGACATTTCCGGTTACGGTCGCTGGTTCATTGAATATTTCAATTGATAGTGAGTCTCGCGCATCGACATCAATTGCGCTTGGCAATGCGGTGGCATGGCAAAACATATCGTTTAGTAACATTGCATGGACAAATAACGCTGGAAGCACCTTGCAATGGATTTCGTCTGGTTACCAGTTGACCGAAGGGTACAAACTGCTTAAGTACGATGCGCAGATGTATGGCAAATACCTTGGCATGACGGTAACATCAACGGCACCGGCCTTTACATTCAATGGCTTCCAGCTTGAACATGAACTAAGAGCGAGGTTCTGAT